GTGACCGATTCGGTGCTCTGGCTGCGGATGGCATCCAGGGTGCGGCTCTTCGCTGGGGAAGTCTGCTGTGGCTGGTTGCCTGGGATCTCGTTGATGATGATCTCCTTGCCCTCCATCTCCTCGGCGATGGGCTCGCTGCCGATCTCCGGCCAGGCCTTGCGCAGCGCCTGCGCCTCGGTGCACTTGGCGAGTTGGGCGTAGGATCGCTTGCGCCACATGGCGTTGGGGCATTCGGTCTTGCCGCTCTGGGTGGCGTAGTTTTCCTTCCAGCGTTCCATGGCGCGGAAGGCAACCCGCTGGCCATTGACCATCTTGTAGACGGTGTACTTGCACCACTGCGGGTAGGTGACCTTGATCTTGGCGCTCTGGTTGTAGGGGTCTTGGAACTCCTCGGTCACATCCGGCCCGAACACGGGTTCGTCGGCACCTGCGTAGTTGCCGGAGCGATCGGCCTGGATCCGGTACATGCCGATCCCGGGTATCGGCACATCACGCCATACCTTCTCCTTGGTGCGGGCATCGGTCACCTGCATGGGGACGAGGTGGACCGGCTTGAGCAGGATGTCCAGGCCGCGCGCCTTGCAGTAGTCGATGGCCATGACCACCGAATCGGGGTTGGCACCCGGGTAGATGGTGTTGCACAGGGCGTTCCAGGTCGGCTCGTCGATGCCACGCTGGACGAGGATGGGGAACTGGGCGGCGAAGTTATCGGCCGCCTGCTGTTTGAGGCTGGTGATGTTGCTCATGCTGCTTTCCTTGTCGCCCAGGCTGGGCGCTGGAGGGGTTTGAAGTCGTGCCAGTCGTTGTTGACCCGGCAGTCGTGGAAGCGATGGAGGTCGCGGCGGAACAGGTCCTTGCCTGCATCCTTCCAGTCATCCGTCAGGGGGCGCACCCGCACCGGGTAGCGGCCACAGTTCACGCTGGTGCTGACAGCCAGAAAGACGAATTCCGGCTCCTCGCCCATCACCCGGTGGAAGCCTTCGGAGTACATGGCATCCTGCACGTGGTAGCGGAAGTCCTCGACATGGCGCTCGAAGCGCCCCATATCGTCCACCGACTTCACGTCGATCATGATGGGGTGATTGCTCAGGTGGCGGTCGGGGCGGATCCGGCACAGCTCCTGGGTCTGGGGGTCAATCCAGTAGAAGGAGGCCTCGCTGTGCCCTTCCTGCTCCAGCAGCCAGCGTGCGTCCGGGTGGGCCATCACGCTGTCGCGCATTAGGTAGAGCTTGCGTCCCTCCTCGGCATCCATCACCGTCTTGCCCAGCTCTGCGCAGCTGGCCAGGAACTCGGCCTCTTCTGCCTTGCCGGCATTGGTGCGGCGGTTGAACGGTGGGGCGATGATGAAGCGGTCTTTGAACTCGTCGGGCTCCAGCAGCAGGCAGTGGATGGCGCTGCCCATGTCGAAGGCCTTGAGTTTCTCCTGGTCGAGCGGGGCATTCTTGGCCCAGATGTAAGTTGCCGGGCTCTCGGCGATCTGGTCGAGCTGGCTTTTGCTGACCCCGGGGCCTGCGTGGTACTCCTCGTTGGAGAGGCCGAACACCCGACCCAGCGGGTGCGCGGCGGAGGTGTCGGCGATGGCGTTCATAGTGGACCTCCTTCTGCTGTCAGTCTGCGACCTATGCGAGTGATGGCGCTTCTAATTTGGCCAAGCCTCACCCTCGCCCTGACTCGCTTCAATTTGTACTCGCGCACTTTCTGGCACCAGCAACAAACCTCATCCTTATCGACGCACTCCCGATAGAACTCTTCGAACTCAATGCATTCGTAAGGGTCTTGTTTTAGTGACCGGTATTCATTCACAACCGTCTCGAGGCATGGAGTGCCAAAGGAGTGAAAGTTACTTCCCTCCCCAGCTGTATCAACGCTTTTGCACCGAGAATAAGCATCAGAACCCAGCGCCTTTAGCCTGCTAACCTCATCGGCCCAGAAGGCGTGATCTCGCACCAGCGTTAAAATGCCCGTTTCTGTGGTTTTCATGCTGCACTCCTGTGCTGGTACTGCTCCCATTGGTCCTCGCTCATGGCGTCGTGCAGGGCGGCGAGGTGATAACCCCATGCTTCCTTGGCCAGGGCGGCCAGGGCAGCGTCCATCAACTGCTTGGTGAGCTGCATCAGCGGGGCAGGATCGCCCTCGGTCATCAGCAGGAACATCGCCTGGTTGAGCTGCAGGCCCTGGTCGTGGTTCACCTCGGCCAGCAGGGTGGACAGGTCGGTATCGAGTTCCCCGGCCAGTAGCAGGGGACGGTTGGCCGCGATCCACTCGGCGACCCACTCGGCCTTGGCGTTGGCCTCGGCCTCCTGGCTCTCCAGCAGGGCGAGCAGGGTGGTTTCATTGGTCATGGCTAGAGCTCCATTTCACGACGGAGGGCGAGCGCTTCGTGATACTTCTCGATGGCGCGGCGGGTAGTGGCTTTGGTCTTGGCCATCCGCTTTTGCTCGGCGGATGGGGCGGCATCTACGTCATATTTGCGGCGGGTGGGTGGCACCATCGCGCCGCGAAAGCCCATCACCTGGGCTTCGGTCAGATTTTTCATGGTCTGGGTCCTGTGGTGGTTTATCCGAAGGCGGCCACAGCTTCGACGCTATGGTGTTGCCAGCTCCACCGGAGCCGCCTTGGGATACCCGCTGTTGCCAGCGGGTTGCCGGTTACGTCATCCGGCGCCTTCTGGTAAGCCGTCCGTGCTGTCGCGCTATCGCCGCTAATAACAGGTGTCCACCCCAGATTTGTGGACTGCTCTACCCATGCCACTTGGTTTATTGACCCTAACCAGATGCAAAGCTGGTTTCCCACGCGGAGAACTCGGGGCGCCATCATTACTGGCGCATGGATTGGCCGCTTCTAACGGCTGTCGGTTACATCGTTCGCACTCCCTGTTGTGTTGATGTCGCAATAGTCGAGTGATAAATCGTTCACTTTCACACGCCGCTTTCCGGTTTTAACGGGGTATCGGCGCATCCCTACCGGCATCGGGATTGGTGGTTGTGAGCCGGTTCCAGGTTGTTAAAGAGCAGGCCCAGCCGAATTTGGCGTGAGCGAAGCCAAAGCATCCTTGCGGTGCTTGAGAAAGAGGCTTTGGCTACGGCGCTATCAGGGAAGCGCCAGACCCGGGATATCAGACTGAGTGGCGGTGGAACTCAGCGCGCCATTTGAGAAGGTTGTTACTCGTGGTGAGGCCGTTGGTGCGCTTCTGGGCTGCGCGGGCTGCAACAATCTGGTGCCGCTCGGTGGCCATCATGGCAACCGTCAAGCGTTGCTTGATGGTTCGGCGGCGGGCGGCGTTGCCGTTCAGGCGGTCGGCGATGGCGGCAACGATCTGGTCGGCGCTTTTCGCGGCTCTGGAAAAAAGGCGTCTGGTCATGATACAGTCTCCGTTGTTAGCGGGTGGTCCTCGCTAATTCCCAGTTGATTCGTCATGCTGGGTCCTGATTGCTGGGGTTGGTCCCTCGGCTTTCACTGACCGGGTGGTACCCGGTCCTTCGAAGCCCGCCTTGTGCGGGCTTTGTCGTTCTTACGCGCTGGTCAGGCGCTTCACTGCTGCCCTGGTTGGGGCTGGGTCCTGTTGCCGGGTGGTACTGAATTTGTTACGTCTGGCTACCGGTCGATGCTGTCGCCCTGGTGGTGCTCAGTACAACGTGTACCTGATGTGGTTTATGGTGTACTAGCGGTTCATTTAATGCAAGTTTTTTTTCGCTCTTTCTGTGGGCGCTTTTCTGCGGGCATAAAAAAAGCCGCATTGCGCGGCTTTTGGTGGGGTCGTGGCTACTTGCGATTCAGACAGTAACGGCACCATTTGGTTAGCTTATCAGGCCTGTTCTTATTTTCTTCAAAGTTTGTTTTCAGGCGGCGCATACCGCACTTAGGGCAAATCTTATAATGGCGCTCTTCGCCTGGCGAGGTCATGCAGTCGATACACCATTTTGTCAGGCCGTCCGGGGTGTTTGAGTTGGAGCGGAACGAAGGGGTGGGCTTGGTTTTCCGGCACTTAGGGCAGCGTTTGACTGATTGTGGGGTAGTTTTTATCGCCTCGATCACAACACCCTTGGCTGGGGGTTCATCAATCACGCTGTAGGTTGTGCGGGTTACTGTCGTTGGTGGTTGAGGGGCAGGCCGCTCAATGGGTTGTTGCTGGATAGGTTTGTGGGTTGTCACCGGGCTATTGGCCTTTGTGCTGGCGATAGCGGTGAGATGGGTGGCCGTGTCGCGGTTGATTATCGCTTGCTGGGGCTCGGTATTGACGGGGGGGACGTTTTTGCTTTTTTCAAACTGACGTACCCCCTCTCGCATGATCGCCATCTGCTTGGAGTCTATTTCCCGCTGGCGTTCATAGGTGATTGAGCCCGAGTCAGTGAGTATTGTTTTCCGCTCGGTGATTGTTTCGCGTGTGCTGGTTTTTGTTCGGTTGTTGACCAGCCAGTAAACGCCCCCTGCCAAACCCAATAGCGTGAGCACGTCTTCCATCTGCATGGGGTTCCTCCCTATTGCTTATAACGCCTTTCTGGTGCTGCGCCGATGCTCCACCACGACGCCAATCAACTGGATCGTTTGCAGGTCTGATCTCATGGTTGGGAATACATCATTGAGCGGTGCCAGCTCGAACCACTCCTGACCCTTATCATTCACTCCGCGCGGGCGGTATTGTTTGATCGTGGCCTCGCCGTTGCCGTTCTTGGCAACCACAAACTCCCCGGGGCGGGGGCTTGCGTCTGGGTCAATGAGCACAACATCGCCGGGGCGGATCTCTGGCAACATGCTGTCGCCTTTGACGCGCAGGGCAAACGCATTTTTCCCCATTCGTGGATCCGCATAGATGTATTCGGTGCTGCCATCAATATCAGTGGCCCCGCAAGCCTCCGTCCAGGCGCCCGCCTGAACGTAATCGAGCACTGGGATCAGCCGCTGCGGTGTGCGGGTCATTAACTCCAACTCCGATTCACCGTATTGAAGCCAGGAAACCGACACCCCGAGCATGTTGGCCAGGGCGATCATGGTGTCACGCGCAGGGATGGCCTCAGCATTAAAATATTTGCTGACGGCCTTTGGGGTGACCCCGAGGTGTTGGGCTATTTTTGCGCCTCGGCCACGACTTGGCAGGCCAGCAGCGTTAGCTGCTTTTTGGAGTCGCTGGGCGAAGGCTGCCCTTTCATCGTTAGTTTGTACCATGGGTTCAATCGTAACGATATCTTGAGTCCCAATCAGTTCACGTTTATTATGAACTGTGAGTACATCAAGGAGGCATATCATGTCATCGTTCAAGACCATTATCTCCCATTGCGGAGTCATCCATATCGCCAAGGCGGCGAAGATTAGCCCGCGCGCGGTATACAAGTGGCTGGCTCGCGACTGTCTTCCCCGCACTGAATTTACCGGGGAGACGAATTACTCCGAGATCATCAGCGACCTGTCTGGCGGGACTTATTCGCCTGATGAGGTGAGGGCTGCCGGTCGTTATCAACCCAACCAAGCGGCCTAACCAGCCACTCAACCATCCACAGGACCCAAGACCATGACCAATCTGATTAGCAAGGCCTTTGAAGGGCACAACATTCGCATCATTACCGACCAGCAGGGCGAGCCCTGGTTCGTGGCGGCTGATATCGCCAAGGTGCTGGAATACCTCGAAGCCAAAGACATGACCCGGTTGCTCGATGACGATGAAAAGGGTCGGCAGATTGTGCCGACCCTTGGCGGCAACCAGGAAATGAACACCATCAACGAATCCGGCCTCTACTCCGCCATCCTGCGCAGCCGCAAGCCGGAGGCCAAGTTGTTCAAACGCTGGGTTACCTTCGAGGTGTTGCCCAGCATCCGCAAGCACGGCGGCTATCTTGCCGGTCAGGAGCAGGATGCGCCGGAGCTGATCATGGCCAAGGCGCTGATGGTGGCGCAGTCGGTGATCGACCGGAAAAGCCAAGAGCTGGCAGCCGCTCAGCAGACCATTGCGGACAACGCCCACAAGAACGACTTCTTCGACAACTACGCCTACTGTGGCGGATCTCTTGGTTTTCGTGAGGTGGCCAAGCTGCTCAAGGCAAAAGAGCATGAGTTTCGCGCCTTCCTGTGTGCCAAGCGGTACATGTACCAACTCAGTGGTCAGTGGATGGCATACGCCCCGCATCTTGATGCTGGGCGCTTTGAGGTGAAAACGGGGACTGCTGAACGCAATAACTACGCCTTTGCCAAGACCGTGTTCACCCCGAAAGGTGTGCAGTGGATCGCGGGTGAATGGGGCAAGCACCAGGCCGAGAAAGAGCTGAATTGTCAGGTTCCTGCATTGCAGGAGACCCCCTATACCTATGCGCAGCATTGAGACCCAATCTCCTGAAAAGTCAGGCGATTAAAAAAACCACCAGAGGACCAACCTCATGGGAAGAGTAACGCTCCCCGATCATGAAAATATGAGCACGCGCTCCCCGCTGCGGGTGCGCGGCACCCCGGCCCAGCGCCAGGTGTGGCAAGAAGTCGGCGCCGAGTGTGGCATGACTGAAACCGCATTTGCGCGCGCTTCATTGCTGATCTTGCTCAAGGCCATATCTCAGCACGAACCCCAGATCCTGGCGAGGGCCGTCAAACGGGCCAATCGAAGCCT